AATGTCGTATGTGTAATCCACTGGACAGTACTAGTTGGAAGGACTGGGAAGAAGTAAAACCGTTCTACGAAAAAGAAAACAACATTCTTATTCCTATTGTAGACAATCTTACTACCAAACCTGGACAATACATCGGACCATTTGATAACAGTGACAACTGGTGGGAATCGTTTGAAAAGCTATTGCCGTTTTTTAGACGTGTAGAGTTTGCTGGCGGGGAACCTTTAATGGATCCCTATCATTACAAAATACTAGACAAGCTAGCAGAGTACGGTGATCAGATAGAATTAAAGTACGCTACAAACGGTACTACGCTAGGCATTAAGGGTGGACGTACTATACACGACTACTGGCCCAAGTTTAAAAGAATTGCTGTAAACGTAAGCATAGACGGGTTACACGATGTCTACGAGTACATTAGAGGCAATGGTAAGTTTAGCGAAATAGAAGCTAACATCGAAGTTTTTAAAAGCTTTCCTAATGTAAGTCGTGTGGTAGGTGCGTTTACTGTACAAGCAAACAATATTATGCAGATTTGTAATGTTATCGATTACTTTATTAACAATCTGGGCATTGTATTTTATTCTCATCGGGTAACTTACCCCATGGCATTAAGTGCGCAGGTATTACCTCCTGATCTAAAGAAAAAAATAATAGCACAATTAGAAGAAATGAAAACATCAGTATTAACATACCCAATGGTTAAACAGCATAAACTATTAGAAACAGTAACATTACAACAGATACAAGATAATATTAATTTTTTAGAAGCAAAGTGCATGCATAATACACATTGGCAAGACTGCATAAATTTCAATCGTGCGTTAGACAAGACTCGTAATCAAGACTTTCTTGCAGCAAATCCAGAGTTTAAACTGTATGTTTAAAGTAGAGAGTCGTTGGGGACATCAAAACAGCATACACGTTGAATGGAATATAGGCAAACGTTGTAATCTAGATTGCGCTTACTGTCCTGCAGAAATACACGATAACTTTAGTCCACACACTGATTTAGATGTTATGGTTAATACTATATACGAATTAGAAAAAATTGGTAAACCAATACGTATGAGTTTAACAGGTGGCGAGCCTACTGTACATCCTAAAATTAATGATATATTGGAATGTGCTAGAGCAAGATTAGAATGGCTAAGTGTTACTACTAATGGTTTACGTAGTGCAGAATGGTACATCAAACAACCAGTAAATCAATGGGTGTTCAGTTTGCATTTTGACAATGAGCACAGTCAACGAGCAGCAGAAAATATTGTTAGATATAGCCAGCTATTAGACATGGAAGGTATGCCTACTCTATATCAAGTTAATCTAATGGCGCATCACGGACACATGGATGCAGTAAGAGCCGCTGCTATTCTTTTAGAAGGTCATAATATTCCATATGTGTGCAGGCGTATACGCTGGACCGAAGCAGATGATCGAGAATGGTTCGACGACATGCGCTATAAAGAAAAAGATTTAGAATGGGTACTAAGTAAAACTGCAACTGTAAAGGCAAACTGTGTTATAGATGGTAAAGATATGCTTCATGCAAGTGACATTATCAAACATAAAATTAATCAATTCGAAGGATGGAAGTGTAATGCTGGACTAGAAAGTCTTATGATCAATTGGGACGGTGAAGTACATCGTGCTACATGTAGAGTAGGCGGAAGTTTAGGCAATATTTATAATGGCACGTTTGAATCACCTGTTGCTCCTGTTAATTGCACACGCAAGTGGTGTACGTGTGCAGCCGACATTCCATTAACTAAAGTTTCCACTTAGTCATTAGTTGCTCAGGTTGACACCAACAGTGTTTCTTAGTACAGACACTAGGAATTAATTTAGGATTAAATTTAGTAACAAAATCAGTATCATAAAGATTATACAGCTTATCTTCTCCGTATACTAGATTTCCACAAACGCCGGTTATTTGCCCTGACTTTTGTATATTAATATTCTCAAGTCCAATATTACACATCCATCCTTCAAATCGATTTAGGTCGTTTGTCGAAAGATAGTTGCGTTCTACTCGTTTCTTAGTCCCGTCGTCAAATATTATTTGCGGTTTGCCTTTTAGTATATTTTCGTATTCGTCTTTTATAAGTCTATGTAACGGGGGGTTGCGTTTTACATGTTTTTTAAATATTTTTCTTTGATCGAGCGTGTACTTCGGTGGATGAATTTCCGCAGCACAAATGAACCAAGGATATTTGCTTTGTTTCATGAGTTCGATTGCATCTAGACAAGCATCCCATTGTGTAGGATCCATCATTACTAACGTGTTTACTGCAACTCTTTGATTATAAACATTATCAATTACATTTATATAATGAGTTAGATTTGCTTGCCCGGGATGATAACTAAACAACACTTTGTCAAATGCTGTAGCATTTTTCTCCCACCATCGAATTGTCCTGCTGCCGTTAGTAGTAATAGTAACTTTTACATTATATAACGCCTTTAAGTCTCTTGCAAAGTCAGCAACTTTTGGCCATAATGTTGGTTCGCCGCCTAGCAAGTTAACTTCAAACTTATTCCTACCGTTGCGTGTATAAAAGTCTAGTAAATGTTTAAAGTTTTTCATTAGCGCATTGTAATCTTTTGGCCATCTAGTGTCGCCGCCGTTTGCATATGGACCGCAGTATGTACATTTAAAATTGCAATAATTTCCTACCATATATTCTATACGCAGCCTATTGTTAGGTTCCATTGTTTTTATTTTAATAATTTCCTTCATAGTAAATGTGCCAATTCTGGAAATATAGTTGTAGCGTCTAATCTACGAATTGCATCTAACTTGTTTACATACTCTTTAAATCCTGGTAATAAGTGACTGTTGTCTCGACTATCCATATGTTTTAATAGCCCTTCCCACTGTCGCCAGCCTTTAGGATTATGTATCCAAAATTCATCTTCTTGTGTATAGTTATCCCATAACCATGTTTTAAGTTCTGCAAAACGCTCACGTACATCTTGCTTGTCTGCTTCAGGCAAGATTGTAATGTTAAGGAATGTAGGTATGTGTACTAAGTGTGCATTGACTAATCCGCCGCCCATTGTTACTCCATTTATTAATCCAACATTCATTTTCTTAAATTTGCTGTTTACTTTCCACTTTATAAAGTCCGGTATATGTTTGATGTTGAATATCTGTACTGCTGTTGCCATACTAACATGTATATTATCAGGAGTATTGTCTAGCATATGCAAAGTGCGCTCAACTTCTTCAAACTTTCCAGGGAAGCGTATATAATCATCGCGTTCAAAACTTGCATCAACACTAACAGCAAATTTAACTTTGCGAAATTTACTCCATAATTCGATCAGTTCGTCGTCTACAAGAATACCATTTGAATTATAACGTAACAATACATTGTCTTGATAACCTTGCCTAATGATTTCTTCAATAAACATTTTATGTTCTTTAATCATTAAAGGTTCTCCGCCTGCAAAATAAACTTGTTTTAGGTTAGGAACTTGTGCATATAACTCTTTCCAAAATGATTCTTTTTCGTGCCACTTGTTGTTAAATTCTTTTTTGTCCCATGTCATCTGTTGCTTTACAGATTCATTTTCTAATTGCGGGACTAGTTTTTTCCAATCTGCTACCCACTTTGAGCTATCATGCGGACTACACATAACACATTTAATATTACAAGTATGTCCTAATCGTAAGTCTAGGTATTGCAATTGTTCAGGTACTGTGCCATCTTCTGCTGTTTGCGCAATAAGTTCTTCTACATCAATACCTTCGTCATTCATCCACGTAGCAGTTTCCCAAATACGTTTACTAACAATACCTTGCGCTTCTTCATCAAAGCAACCTGTGCAACTAGCAGGTATGTTGCCTTCAAGCATGGTAGTACGAACGTTTTTCATAAAGTTACTATTCCATGCTTCCATAGGAGTTACCTTACCAAAGTTAGCGTTACTACCGTCATTGTTTTTAATCAATCCAACCGTATGATTATCACCTGCGCCGCTGGCATTTGCAGTACAGCAAAGTCGCATATCGCCATTAGGGCGTGTTGCCAAGTGTATCCAAGGAAGCACACAAAAGGTACAACTTGATTTAGTTTCTAAGTCGCGCTGAAACTTACCAAGTCTTGTGTCGGCGCTTGCATACCAGTATTTAGACATCTAATCTTTCTCCTTGCACAAACTGATCTTTAGGCTTACTAAGTTTGTTTACTCCGCAGGTTCTTGCACAAGTAATTAATTTATGTGTGTTCCAGTATTTGTACCAAACTGTTTGCCAAGAATTAGAATCTATTATATCTTTTATAGAATAATCAAGCGCATTAGTATTTCCTAAATCTTTAATAAGACTAGAGTACTGTGATTTCATCTTTTGTCTAATATCTTTAGCTAAATCATTAGGATGTATATAATTATATGGAGTACTTGCTAAAAAGCAACAAGGCATAATGTTTCTTTGTGCGGTTATATAAATTTCTTTTGTTTTTTGTACAAAGCAATCTATTTCACTAGTATCGACTATATGTTTATAATTATCGATTGTTTCTTGAGTTATTAGAGTCAGATTGCTTCCTGTTGGCGGTTCTAAATAATATTCAAGTTGTCCTGTTTTATCTAATACTTCAAAGTTAGACGAAGCAACAAATCTTGCACTATCTTTTTGTGTAAAATTTGCAAATCCTAATTCTTTGGCGCGACTAGCTGCTTCATTTACTTGATGCTCGTTGTGTTTAAATTTGATAAATGCCCATTCTGCTATGCCGCCGGCAGCAATAAATGCCTGGGCATTTTTTATTATTGTATTGTAATTTGTACCTATACGGTAGAGACTATGTGTATCTTCTAGTCCGTCGATTGCAAATATAACTTTATGACATTTAGGCAGTGATTTAGCAAGCTGTGTCCACCACGAAGACGTTCGTGCGCTTCCGTTTGTGTGTATTCTAATATTTAGATTTGGATTAACGCCTTTACTATACTGACACATATCTATCAAATTATTATTAATAATAGGGTCGCCAAAATTGCCACAAAAATAAAATCCTTCAAGTTGATGTAAAATTTCTTTAGTTAGAATTTTTTTAAAATCTTCTATAGTCCAGTCAGTATTTTTAATAAGTGGGTTTTCTAGTCCGCCATGATAATTTCTACTACACATAGGACAACTTGCCTGACATCTATTAGTTATTTCAAGATGTATATTTTTCAATTCATTAAATTTAAACATTTTTCTTTTTGCCTATAATCATATACCGTGTGTATTTAGATGTTTCAAATTCGCCGCGCCAGTAAGGCTTAATACCACTCATGCGCATAAAATCGTCTAAGTCTGTTGCACAACGAATATGCTCGTCTAGTTCAAAATAGTTATTGCTTTGTACTACAAATAGTGCATTGTCTGGCTGATTGTTTAGCCACTGCTCATATTGTTCTTGTGTAATGTGTTCGCAACTTGTGTTAATAACAATGTTAGCAGGTTCTGTATAGGTACACATGTCTGCTGTTACTGCATCAAATCTTCCTGCTATTTCATAATTTTTATTAACAGTGTATGCAGTTTCTTGACAGTCTTCATCAATATCTACGCTTGTGATATGTTCTATACTAAGGCTGCTGTTAAAAAGTATACTTGCAAGCACACCATTCCAACCACCGTAAATTACAATGCGAGCATCGTCGTCTGCATAGTTTACACGTAGAGCATCAGCAAGCCATACTTTGCTGTTGACTTGTCCTTTCCAAAAACTTTCAAGTGTACGATATCGGTCATTGCTGTTGCGAATTGCATCCATCCAAAATAGTACATCTTGTATATCAACTCTCATTTCGAACCTTTTTATTGTATTCAATTGCTTCACGTAAGATACTCAGCTCAACGTTATTGCGGTGGGCTGTTTTTATGATTGCATTTGTATCTTTAGGAAAGCAATGTCCACCAAAGCCACGTTCATCTGTAATGAATGTATGACTGTCGCCAATGCGTTCGTCCATGCTTGTATAGTGCGCAACTGCTGAATACTCTACATCAAGTGCATCGCACAAATCATACAGTTGATTGAAGTATGCAACTTTAAGTGCAAGAAAACTATTGCGAGCATACTTGGCTAAGATAAGTTCACGAGGCTCTGCAATTTCAATGTTCACTTCGAACACATCTTTCCAAAAGCAGGTATTGGTTCCGCCTATGAGCATTAAACGCATGTTCTGTAGATCTTCTACTGCACTTGCTGCACGTAGGAACTCTGGGGAGAAGTTTAGCATACGATCAGGAAACGCATCTACTAGCATATCCCAGCCTTCTACAGAAATTGTGCTTTTGATTAGTACGGGCACATCTGGTGCTGCTTCGATTACTTCGTACACATTGTCCATGTGACAACTGCCGTCTGGTCGCGGTGGTGTGCTTACACAGACAATTACTGCATCAACATCGTCGTAAGAATTAGTATACCCTAATGCCGGGTCATTGATTACAACATCGTGTTTAAACTTTAGAACTTCGTAATGTGCTTTGCCAACGAACCCATAACCTGCTATTAATATTTTCATATTTTCCTCTTTGGTATTTTACTATCTGCACTGCTTACACAACTAGGTGTAACGCATTTCTTTGGTGTCTTAAACAGCGTAAAACCGCCGTCTAACGTGCCTAAAGCTTCGTCATGACAACTGTAGCTGCGCTTTACTTCGTTCTCTCTTATAACGCATCCTTGATAGCCTGCATTACATTCCCAGCCCTCGAACTTGTTAAAACCAAACGCATTAAATCGTTCTGCTTGATCTATGTAGTAGGTATTTCCGCCTGTGTCTTGCAATTCTACTTGTAGTAAAGGTATTATTCCTTTAAATGCTTCTGGGATCGTTTGCGGGAATCCTGTTTGCATTTTGTGTACTTGTTCATCTGTGTATCCGTGTACAACGTAGGAGGCAGTAGGGTCGGATTGGGGCTTGAGAGTGACATTAATACCTCTGGAGGCAAATCGTTCAAGACGTTGATAAAGTTCGTCAAACATTTCTGGCACCATGACTTGATTGATTGTAACATATACACCTGCTTTCATAAGTTGAAGACATTTGTCTCCAAACTCTTGCTCGTTAGCAAACTCTGAATGATAGCTTGCTGTAATACTTCTACGTTGCAAACTGCTCGTAGTTTCTATCCATTTGTTCCACCATTTGCTTCCTGGGCTGAGATTGGTCGTCATGTGGATACTCTGGTACTCGGGAGTTGCATCACTGCAATAATGGTCTATAACCTTCCCAAAGTATTTATAAGCTGTGGGTTCGCCGCCGCTAAAACTAAAGTGAAAATCTTTAAAACCATTTGCACGGGCCTGACGTTTTATTTCATCTATTGTACGAGTGTAAACTTCTAAATCTTGATGGTCAGGAGTGCTGCTGCGAGCATAGGGCCAGCAGTAGCTACAGTTGTAATTACAAAATCTTGCAAGTATCCAAGACACTGTAAACAAGTTTGTATTTAATAGAGTCTTTTGACCAAAGCTTGTTATATCTTTAAATGGTATGTTTTGAAAATTGTTCATGCAACCACTCAAAATTGTTTATAAGGCTAATGTCACTCTTATTAGAAATCCCAAACTTCCTACCAGCATTAGCACCAGCAAGAGCGTAATTGCCGTAGCGTTTCTCAGAGACTTTTGTACACCACGTATCGAGTCTCTTTTCGGTTTCTTCGTTGTTTTGTCTTGTAATTGTTTTACTACTTAGTTTGGCACATTCTCTAAATGCACTACGCCATGTTTCAAATGGACTTGTGTTAAATGCTGTAGTATTTGCAACTTCATCCATAGCAATAAAATGTTCACTTATGCTTGTAGTCATATCCGCCTTACTTGTATCCATTTCTATTGTAAGTTTGCGGGGAAATAACTTTACTCCTCCATAGCCATATTCTAATCCATTAATAGGATTATTTGCTCTCCATACATGTACATGATCTAATTGATGGTCCGGGACAACATAATCAAAATTAAATGTATTTTTAATAATTGCATCGCCGTCGACTATCCAAAACATCTTAGTAAAGCATTTCTTTGCTGCCTTTATGTGTGCTTGATGTATTCCTTTAACTCCGTGTACACGTTTAGCCATAGGAAATCGTGCCTTTAGTGCAGCATAGTTTTCATCTGCAGAAGGCTCTTGGTAACTAATAAAGACTATATCGTACATTGTATTATTGTAACACCGTGTTTAATAAATGTCAAGAAGAGTATCGATTATATAGTTCAGCAAATTCTGGAAATGTTTCGCAGAAATTAGTGTTTCTACGGGCATCATGCTGATCAAAATATTTAACTAGGTTATAACGATTTCTTTCAACTGCTTCATCGTTATTCAAGTGACGTGCTTTTAATACTGCTAGATTGCGTTCTGCTTTTTTAATTTCAAAGTCATAAAAGCCTACAAAATCGTCAGTATTTGCATTTGCTTTCATAAATTCAATTGCATCTTCTAAATAATGATCAAACTCTTTAGGTAGTATTTGTATTGCTTGCCATGCTGGATTTCTTAGTAACGGAATATCAAACCAAATTCGCTGCCTTGGGTGGATTTCGTAGTCGTCATGTGTATTGTACTGATCATATATAGGAATATATTTTGTTCCTTGATTGCCTTTACTGTACTCGGCTCTTAGAGAAAGTATATATTCTAAAAAGCTTTTAAATTTAGGAACACTCAATGCGTTGAATGTATTGATAAATGTCATTGTTGTATTATTGGTTTCTGCTAAAAATCTATCTACATTACTTTGCATTGCACTGTAATCTAATCCTGTTCTGATATATTCGGCTTGTTCTTCTACACTGTCAACACTAACAAATACTGCGACATTTTTTAATGCCATGTTAACATACCAGTTGTTACCTGAGCCAGGATTAAAACGTTCGTCGTCTTTCCATATTTGTATTTCTTCTAGTTTCTTCAACTTGGTAATAAATTTGTCCATTAATTCAGATTTTGGAGGTGAAAAGTTACTGGTTACGCTAACCTCTAACCATGCGTTAGGATTTTCGTAGATATAATCCAATACTTTAAATGTATTAACGTCCATTAGCGGCTCTCCGCCTGTGATACGAAATACTTCAAGTTTTTTGTATAACTCCGGCCACCATTTCCAAAATGCTGTTACATAGGGATTATCGGCTTGCGGAACTTTTAGTGGCATTAATCCATCTTTTGCTAGATACTCGGTATTATTATGTTCTGCCTTTTCGCCTTTGTCATTTATAATACTATAAGATCCGAACTTGTTGATTTCTTCTTCCCATGCTGTGCTAAGGTGCGGACTACAATATGAACATTTAAGATTACATGCTTGATTAAAGTTTACTTCTACGTAACGCGGAGTTATATCTCCGGTATCTAATGCTTCAAAAACATCCGTTTTAGAATTTTGTGCCCATTGCTCGCCGCTGCGATAAATTCTATCACTGCGTCCGCCTTGATCTTCAATTTTCCAACAGTAATTACATCCTTCAGGACGTTTACCTGCGAGCATCTCTTTGCGTTCTTGTTTCTTTTGTTTTGTATTATGTAGAGCACTTGGATTTTCTTTAATTTCTTCCGCATCAATTTTATGCAAGGGAGGATGATAACAACTATGTGTTGTGCCGTTGGTCAAGTGCATGGACATCTGTGCCCATTTTGCATAGCACATGCTTGACGAAATACGTTTTAATTGGGATTCTGCTACATCAGCAGCATCATTATAATTACTCATTTAAATCTCTCATGTAAATATTCTGCAACTTCTATACTGATAACTTCGCCCGGGTGTTGTAGATCTCTTGCAGTTTTATCAATCTTAAAGTGTTTTTCGGCATTTAGGATTTGGGCAGTAGAATAAAAAAAGGATATACTAGAATACTTGCTGCGTTCTTTCCATAACCACTTTCCAATTAATCCTTGATTATAAGTAAGGCCTATTTCGTGGGAAGGATCTGCATATGTAAGTTGCCATAATTTACTAACGTCAGTTTCTTGACTCGTGTGAGGAGCTTTGTGTCGTCCGTCCCAAGGCCCAGATTTGTGTCTGCCGATCTTTGAAAAAAATTCAAATCTATCCGTAGGAGTCCAAATAGTAGCTACTGCGTATGGTGTTTCAAAGCTTTCCAATATTTTTGTAGAATTATATAAAATTAAACTATTCGAACCTCCTGGAACTCCTAAATTAATTACTGGGCGCCCGGATAGTCGTTCTAAATGAAATGATATTGTCTCGTCGTCCGATAGGCCAATGCCGTATGTACAAGAACAACCTAATAATACAATAGAGTTTTTCCAATCAATTTGATCCCATTCTAGAGTACGGAAACCTGAACTATTAACTGTATATGTAACCTCTTTTGTTAGATATTTCCAATCTTTACCTTTTTTTCTTTTACTACTGTTAAATCTATTTTCGTCGTCTCCTTGCAACCATAGATATTTTCCAGAAACTTCTGGAGAATCAATTTTATTAAATGTGCCGACTGGATTTATTCCGAAAGGGTGCTCTG